TTGCATTCGTACCACGTCGGGTCGGTCGAGATGGGCGGCGGGATTTCGTCCTGCGTCGCGAGTCGCTTCCCGCGCTCGACGAAGCGCTGCGCGCGCTCCTTGTCGAGCTCCACGCGCTCGGTGTAGATGCGGTCGTCGTCCTTGCAAATGGCAACGTAGAGCGCGCGGTCGACGCCCGTTCCGAGCATGTACGTCTGCACCTGCGCGTAGTGCTTCGGCTGCGCCTTCTCGACGCCTTCCTTCTCGACGGCATCGAAGGACTTCTTTGAGTGCGTCTTGATTTCCAAAACGTGCGCACGCTTCGGAGCCTCGGGCACGCCAGCGGTAATGATTCCGTCGATCGAGCCCGAGACGTGCGAGCCGAACTCCACGCGCGTCTGCGCTGCGCCGGTCGCGCGCACCTTCATTCCGATCGCTTGCAGGTCGGCGACGACTTGCGCCTCTTCGTTGTGGCCTCGACGGAAGACGCGCAGGATGCGGCCAGGGAAGTTCTCGCGCACCGCCCAGCGGAACGACAGCCACAGCTTGCGGTCGCACTTCTCGCCGAGCGTGGACGCACCCATATGCGGTCGGAAGCACTCGGCGTGGCTCGCGCGCTTCGCCTCGTGCGCTGCGTCGACGAGCGCGGCGATCGTGTGTTGAGGTTCTGGAATCTTCATGTCATCTCCTCGGCGCTGACGCCGCTTTTCCGCAGGATTTCGATTCCGCGCGTGTCTCGGTAGGCTTCGCCGTAGACGACTCGCGCGACGCGCTCATTCACCAGCGCGCGAGCGCAGACTACGCATGGTGAGTGCGTGATGTAAACAATTGAACCGCATACGCCGTGCGATTTGATGAGCGCATTCACCTCGGCGTGCACGAAGCCTGACGCGCCTGCGTCCGTCGAGTCGGGTGCGTTCGCGCCTCCGGCCTCGTCGCCGTTGTAGCCGACGGCGAGCACTCGCCGGTCGTCGGCGCTCACGATGACGCACCCGACTTGCAGGCGTGGGTCGACGCTTCGCTCTGCGATGGAGCGCGCGAGGCGCATCCAGATGGTGGGCCATGCGGGGCGGGTCATCGCTTCTCCAGTTCGGCGATGCGGGCGCGAAGCTCTCGCACGTCCGTCTGCGCCTCGCCCATGGCCCGCTCGAACACCGTGCGCTCATGGTCGCGCTCGTGCGTGACGCGCTCTAGGCGCTCCTCGGCGGTGAGGGCGCGTTCTGCAAGCGCGTTGATGGCGTGCTCGATTGTGCGGTCAAACTCCAGCGGCACGACGCATCCGGCGTCCGTCAGTGCACCGTGCGCTCGCTTCAGCATGACTTCGCGGTGCTTCAGGTGCGCGCATTCTTCGCGCAGCTCGACTAGCTGAGCCCGCGCCTCGTCGCGCTCGCGTCGATATCCATCAATCAGCGCGCTCAGCGCTTCGCACTTTTCGCAGATCATTCAGCGGCCCTCCGCGCTTCGTCGCGCCTTACGATGTACGCGCGCTCGCGTGCTCGTTTCGCCTCGTGTGCATCCTGCACGCATAGCGCGCAGCCTCGCGTCTTCGCGCTCGCGGTGACCGATGCGTAGCAGACCGTCGATGGTCGCTTGCATCGTACACACGTCACGTCGAAGCGTTGGAAGTGAACCTTCGCTTCGGGATTCGTGCATCGAATCGACGACCAGCGGGACGACGAGTGCGGCACCTCGCGACGCTCGCGACGCAGGCACCCGCAGCTTCGAAGTCGATTGTGCGTGACGTGATGCGGGACTCGGTTGCGCACCTCTGCGCCGCAGTCGCAGCGCATCAGGAAGGGGCGAAGCGACGTGACCGTCAGTCGCCCGAACTTGTCGCCGACGCCGATCACTTCGTGACCTCCAGCAGCAGCGATGCGTGCAAGCGCGCGGAGTCGTGCAGCAGCGTGCGCAGGCGGTCGACTTCGGCGTCACGCATCCGCGTGAGTTCGTGATTGCGCTTGCTCTCGCACTTCCACCATTCGACGGAGCGCACCGCGTCGTCGAGGTGCGCACGGAGCTCGCGCACGGTTTCGGACATGCGCGCCAGGTCGCGCCGTAGTTCCATCTCTTCTTCCATCGTCATCTCCGGATGGGAAACCGCCGACGCGCATCACACGCGCCGACGGCATCCCGAAGGGGGTTACTTCTTCGCCCAGGGCGGGGCGGCCTTGGCGGGCGCAGCGGCCTTCGCCGTCGTTGCGGGCGGCGCAGCGCCGTCGAGGCTCTTCGAGCCGCTCACCTCGTTGCTCGCGTCGTAGCCGTTCGCGGCTTCGCGAACCTTCACCTTGATCGAGACCGCCGAGCCGATGAGCTCGTCGGTGTCGCCGAGGCGGGGCTTCCCGATGGCGCGCAGGAGTTCCGCGAGCTGCTGGCGACCGATGGTCTCCGCCGCGCTGTTCTGGTTGCGCACGTTGTAGTTCGACCAGACCTTGCGGCCCGCCGGGTCGCTGACGGTGAACTCGACCCGGAGGTACGAGCCCGTCCCCGTCTTCGTCTGGCGCACCTCTGCGCCAGTGATCGTCGCGGTGTACCAGCCTGCGGGCAGGAGCTCGAAGGAGCGTTCGGCTGCGGGGACTTCGGATGCGTCAAATTCAAACTGAGCCATGTTACTTGGATTCCTTGCGGGTGATGGTGAACGATGGGCGACCGGGGGTCGTCGTGATTGCGCCAAGGAGCGGCGCGGTGATGGTCTGCGCTGCGGCCTTCCAGGCGGCGGCGTTGATGTCGGCGGACCAGCGGAACAGCGATGGGAGGTGCTCGGTCAGGCCGGCTGCGATCGCGAGCTCTTGCAGCTTGTCGGAGTCAACCTTTCGGTTGAGCCGCCCGACGACCTTGATCGCGAAGCCCTGCTCCGTCGTCGACGAGGTGGTGCCCTCCTTGCCCTCGGGGATGGCGAGGAGCTCGACGAGGCGATCTTCGACCGTGCGGCGTTTCGCGACGGCGATCGCCTCGTCCTGCTTCGCGTCGCTCCACTGGCGGGCGAGGTCGTCTAGCTCCTGGCTCACGATGCGCCGCCGATCTTGCGAATGACCGCACCGATGTCTGCGGGCTCCCACGGGTCGAGACGCCCCGAGCGGTCCTTCGCCGTCCAAAGCCCGTCTGGCGCGCACATGAGGGCGCGCTGCGGGTTACCGTCGGCGTCCTTCTCGACGCGAAGGGCGAGCACTTCGTCGACGAGGTAGGGGATTGCCTGGGCGAGCTTGTTGCCCGGCATCGAGGGGGAGTAGAGAATTCGGCCCTGCTCGTCCTGCGCCTTCTCGCACTTGGCGGACATGTAGACGTGCTTTCCGCTGAGGTCGCGGAACGCGCGGAGGAGCTCCATCATCTGAACGCCCATCTCGCCGTAGGCGGCGCGTCCGTCCTTGTTCGCGCGCTTCTCGTGCGCGAGGACGACCTCGCCGATCTCGGAGATGGAGTCGACGGCGACCGACTGGAACTCGCGAGCCTCGGCGGACTCGGAGACCCACCGGTAAGCGTCGTGAAGTTCCGCCATCGTCGAGACCTCGACGTAGGGCAGGTCTTCGCCGACGAGGCTGAGAAGGCCCGCCTCCGCGCTGATGATAACGGGGTTCGGCAGGGTGCGGATGAGCGTGGTCTTCCCCGCTCCGGCAGCGCCGAAGACGAGGAGCTTGACGCCGTTCGCGTGAGCGTTCGACGTGCGTTTGACTGAGATTGCCATGGTGTCTTTCTCCGACGGGTCCGGTGATTCGGGTTGGTCGGGGTGCGCGGGCGGGGCATCGAGCCCCGCTTCTCCCTCATGGGCCGCGCCGTGGGCGTTCAGAAGTTTTCGAGCGCCCACTCGTGGGCCTCGGCACCGCCATCCATGAACTCGCCCGTGTTGTCGCGGCACTTTCCAGTGCGATGCGCCTTCCAGCAACCCCGTCCGAGCTTCGCAATCGTCCACTGCTTGTGCTCGATTTCGTCGCCTTCGTGAAGGGTGCGAATCGCGATGGAAAGTTCAGCTGCGGTCGTCATGGTCGTTTCCTTTTCGCCTCGGTCGGGTGATTCCGTTTGGGCGATGAAGAGACACTAAGCCATGCGGGCGAATCGCGCAACGAAAAAACGCATCGGTGCGCTTTTTCTTTTTCCTTGCGCTTCGTTTTCACGCGCTGTTAAGATGCGCGCGCCATGCTCACACTCATTGAAATCCGCACCGCGCTTGCCGACCGACGGCTAAACGTCGTCGCGAAGGCGACCGGCATCCACGTCACGACGATCGCTCGCATCCGCGATGGCGTCTCGCTCGACCCGAAGAGCTCCGTCGTCGCGGCGCTCTCGGCGTACCTGGAGGCGCGCAAGTGACCCGCCTCGAACAGCTGGCCCGCTCCATCATCGGCGACTGGACCTTTGAGCGCATCGTGCGCCTCGAAGACCACGCTCACGCCATCCGCGCCGCTGAGGTGCGACTCTACGCCGAACAGCATCAGGCGCGCGCGGCCTGGAACGCAGCGAAGCAGGTGAGCCGATGACCCGCCTCGAAGCCGCGCTTGCGTACGCATCGTGGGGCTGGCCCGTGCTCCCCATCGTCCCGAACGGGAAGTTGCCTGCGACGGCGCACGGCGTTCACGATGCGACGACGGACGAGGCGACCATCCGCCGATGGTTCGAGGGCCGCGACGATCTGAACGTCGCCATCGCCGCAGGAGCTCGAAGCGGACTCGTCGTCTTCGACATTGACCCTCGCAACGGTGGCGACGACAGTTACGCCGAGTGGACGGCGAAGCACGGCGCGCTCGAAGCTGGCGCGCTGCAACTCACCGCAGGCGGCGGCCAGCACTTCCTCGCGGTGCACGACCCGTCCATTCGCAGCTGCAAGCTCGTCGATGGCGTCGACCTGCTCGCCGACGGTCGCTACTTCCTCGCGTTCCCGTCGACCATCGAAGGGCGCGAGTACCGGTGGGAGGTGTCGAGCGACCCCTTCGACGGCGTGGCCCCGGCAGCCATCCCCGAGGCGTGGCGCAGCGCGATGACGCCCACGCGAGCGCCGAAGCCCGTTGTCGGAGCGGAGCTCATCACCGGCAACCGAAACGCAGGGCTCGCGGCTCTCGCGGGCGCGATGCGCCATCACGGCATGACGCGCGCGGAGATTCTCGCGGCCCTCGTCGTCGCGAACGAAGAGCGGTGCGAGATTCCGCTCCCTGCTTCGGAGGTGCGCCAGATCGCCGAGTCCATCGGGCGCTACGAGCCCGAGCACGACACCGCCGCAAACGCCGCGATGGCTGACGATGCCGTCGCCGACCTGCTCGCGAAGGTCGAGGCGCAGCGGACTTCGGAATACTTCCTCACCCGCGCGACGGCGTTCCTCTCCGAGCCCGCGCCGCTGCGATGGCTGGTCAAGGGATGGGTTCCCGAGTCGGGTGTCACGATGGTCTTCGGCGAGTCGGGCGCGGGCAAGACCTTCGTGACGCTCGACATGGCGTGCCGCATCGCGACCGGCCTCGACTGGCATGGGCAGCGAGCGAAGCGGGGCGTCGTCGTCTATCTCTGCGGCGAGGGCAACTTCGGCTTTCGGCAGCGCGTCGCAGCGTGG